TTCCTCTGCCTGTACTCCTTCAGGAGCTTCTAAGTCGCTAGGAGGTACCACCATAGGAATGTATGAGGGCACGTCTGCTGTAGGTAAAGGTATAGATATAGTTTCGTATGTTTGAATATCAGGTAATTCGAGATGCGGTAATAGTAGAGTCTCCATGACCTATTGTGCTTGTAGGAAAAAAATTAAATGCAAGCGATTTTCTTGGTGTTGTAGCTTTATATTGTTCGTGCCCATGATATAAATAAGAAGGAAAAAATATTAAAGAACCAGTCTCTAATTTTGGACTTAATTCTGTAGCAAAAAATTGATTATTAGAATTTGAGTCTACTGCCCAATCATTTGCCCATTGCCAAAGTATAGGATTTTCAAATCTTAAATTTGCATGAGAATCATTATATTTGTCGAAATACAAAATACCTGAATACAAACAATTACAGTGTCTATGACGAGCCATAGCTGCACCTATTTTATTTATTGTTATCCAAGAAGTTGTTAAAGCCCAAGTATATTCTTTACCATAAAGATAATTTATCCATGCACTAAACACATCAGTTAAATACTGTTTAATTTTAGGATATTTATTTAAAACATAATAATCTTTACTAGGACTATCTTCTCCTTGTCTAACTACATCTTTTTCTTTTCTTAGCTCTTTACAAATATTTAATGGGACAGAAGTTTGACCCATTGGTATAGAGAACATAGGAGTGGTTTCTATGTGCATATATTTATATTCCCTGATACAGTTACTCTTGATTTTTGGTAATTACCTTTATATGGATAAACAGTATGTAAAACCCAAGCTGGAAACATAACCATGAAACCTTCATGTTTATTTTTTTCTACAGTAAGTATTTTTCCAAAATGATTATAAGGGTCAAAAAATTCTGTAGAACCATTAAGTACGTAATTAATGTTTTTGTCTATGCTTATCTGTTCAGACATGTAATAAGGTATGTCTAAATAAACAACAAAACTAAATAAACCTCCGTGATTATGAAGTGGATTATATTCTCCGGGTTGTTGCTCATTTAACCACAACTCCTGCAAATTAAGTATTGCTGGTTTTGCTAAACACTGATGCAACTCTCTCATTACAGGACTGGATTTTGTATTTGCAAAAAAATATTTAGCTAGTTCTAACGCATAATTTGTAAATAAAGGAGCGTCAGATAAGTTAAGTAAATGTTCTTGTTCTAAACAACCAGCTAATGCTTTATTATATTTTTTTGTTTTTTTAGTCTGTTTTAATTCTTTATAGATATGTTTTGGCAACGTGCTATACAACAACGATGGCATATCTTCATTATTAACTTGGATGGATTCAGACATTATGAAGGTTGAGTAGGCCAGCTTACTTTGTCGTAATCTGTTGTGCTTGCTGGTAAATCTCTAAGAGCTTGTCTATATGTAGCCCATTCTGCTTTTTTAGTAGCATTTAATGGTGAATCTGAACTTTGTGTCCAATCAGATTCATATAGTAATGAAGTTCTTTGTAATTTAAACTCAGCTTCTGTTGTAGGTTCAGGTGTAGGGGTTTTAGAAATTTCAGTATCATACTCATCAATACAAGATTGATAAATACCTATTGAAGTTATTTCTTCTATAGACAAATCCCTCTTTTCTATATGTCCTTTAGATGTTGTAGTGTCCCATTGAACAGCCCAAACATCTGCTGGCATATCAGATAGTTTTAAATCGTCGAGTCCTACTCCATCTTTGATGACTGACTTATCGTCAGCTATTATCGAAATCTGTGCCATTTATTTGTATTGGTTTTGTTGGTAGTGGTTTTATAGGTATTGTCGGTGACATTTTTTCTACAGTTTCATTTCTCAAAGATTCTATAGCTGCACCAGCTTGATTAACGTGCATAGTATTATCCATTTGTAAAAAAGGAATCCATGCAACTGCACACCCATATTCTTCAACTTGTTCGCCTGTTTGTGGATGTACTCCTGATACCTTTGTGTACCAAGTACACTCTAGTTGTCGGCAACTTTCTCCAATTAAAGGACAAAGATCACCTGTTTTTAATTTTGCCATAATTATGCTTGCCAGAAACCATTGATATATATCCAGCCAGTAACTATGTATTTAGATTGTTTTGGTGGATATCCTTGATGAACATAAGTCCAAGTAGCCGGAAATATACATGCACTTCCTGTTTGTGGTGCTATTTGATCTCCGTTATAAAACTGTGTCCATCCTTCTTCAACAGTATTCAAATAAAAAATAAAAGTTAATAATCTTGTAGATTGAACATCTTGAATGTTATCAATAGAAAAATCAGTATGCCATGTATAACCTTTAGTAGGTTCGGTTCTTTGAATTTGGTAACCTGTATCAATAATATTTACAGGTGGTCGGTAACCAAACTCAATAGCACCTTTATGTACAAAATATTTGTATTTAATATCTCTATTCAAATGTTCATAATATCTATGAATTAAAGGAGTTAATTTACTGTGTAAATAATCATCTTCTTTTTCCCATCCTTCTTTATTAGCAGTAATATTTAAGTCTTTACTATCTTTAATATCAATATCTAATCCAGAAGCTATGTGACCTTGATGTTGTCTTTTATCTTTATTAAATTTATTTATTATTTTTTTACACCAATAAGGTGTTAATACGTTTTTTTCTAGATAAATGTAAGGGTCTGTAAGTATAGAGGTGGATTTTTTCATTAATCTTTTGATGCAATAATTACGTCAATATATTGAACTGCTAAATCTAAGTTTCCTACAGAAATACTGTGGTTGTGTGCAGAGCCACTAAAGTTACCACTAGCATTGTGGTTGTGTGCATTACCAGAGAAATTAGCGTTGTGATTATGATTACTTCCACTAAAACTTGCGTTAGCGTTGTGGCTGTGTGACCCACCAGTAAATCCGTGTGAGTGACCTTGACCTCCACCAGTACTTCCTGTTCCTGTTGAGTTACCTCTTTTAGGGCTAGAGTTGTTAAAAGAAGATGTACCATAACCGGGACTGAAACCACCGTTATGACTGTGTGATGGCATCTGTGATGTAGTCAGTGTATGACTGTTAACATTACCACCAGTACTTGCGTTAGCAATAGAAACGGATACGTTACCACCGGCTGCTGTATTACCAACCGAGACGTTACCACCAGCAGTTGTGTTTCCTACGGATACACTGATGTTACCGCCTTGAGTTGTGTTACCAGCGTTAGCAGATATAGCTCTAGATTGTAAAGTGTTTGTAAAGGCATTAGTACCACCTGACCCAACAGTTCCAGATACGACTCTAAGAGCTCTGTTATCTACATTGCTTGTTACTTTTGTCCAACCTGTAGGAGCAGATGTCTGATTAAAGAGCATCTTTGTTCCTGATGGAAAGGCTTGAGC